GTGGAATGGGTCAAGAGGATGATGACGCACCTGACACAAAAATTGTTGCTCAAGGTATTATCTTCCCAATTTTAGTTCACGAAATTATTAAAGGTATTGAAGAAGCACCATCAAGAGAACAGTTTAGAGATACTGAACCTGGATACGCTGGTGAAGTGTACGGACAAACAGATACATTTGAAAATGAGATTATGCAAATCCGTATAGGTCCTGAGGTTGTTGAGGCATTAAGAAATGTTTTACCAGTTGAAGCTCTTGAAAATCCAAAAGTTAATCCTTGGTTTAAGAAATTATTATATTCTAAAAAACCAAAAGAATTCCTTAATTTGATGTCAATGGTTATCTCTGACGACCCAAAAGACAACGATAGAGCAAAATTGGAAATGAAGGAAATTGTAAGAGACGCTATGGATTTATTACAACAGTATGAAGAATACAAACAGTTACAAAATATGGATTCAGGTGATGATGACATCTCTGGATTTTTAGATAGTCTCGGAATTGATTTAGAAGATTAAAAAAGTTATTGCCATATCTGATTATATTTATTGGATATGGCAATGACTAAAGAAGAACTCATTATTGAGTATACAAGGTGTATGAAGGACACTCCATATGCTTTAAAGACATATCTACAAACTTACGATAACACAGTATCCCAATACGTTCCTTTGGAATTATTTCCTGACCAAGTTACGTTAATTGAGGACTATGAAAATTTTAATGAAAACATTGCATTAAAATACCGTCAGGCAGGTGTATCCACAGTAACCGCCGCATGGGCATCCAAAAAATTAGTTTTTGCAAAAAAGAATAAACCTGAAAAGGTTCTTATTATTGCTAACAAATTAGATACTGCCGTTGAAATGGCAAATAAAGTTCGTGGTTTTACGGACCAATGGCCAAAATGGGTTGGTGTTACCTTCTCTACTGAAAAAAATTCACAAAGACATTTCAAACTAACAAATGGATGCGAAGTTAAGGCAGTTGCAACTTCTACCGATGCTTTACGTGGTTATACTCCAACAATATTAGTATTTGACGAAGCCGCATATATTGAGGCCGATGGGGATTTTTGGGCTGCTTGTATGGCGTCTTTATCCACAGGGGGTAAGGTAATCGTTATCTCAACTCCAAACGGGTATGACCCAATCTACTATGAAATTTTTGACCAAGCTCAAAAGGGAATGAATGATTTCAAAATCTCCCCAATGGTATGGTATAAAGACCCAAGATATAACAAAGATTTACAATTAGTTAAGTGTGACGATATCATTCATTATTTCTTGAATAGGGAAGAACACTTAAATGATGAGGTAATTGACTTTGGGGATAAGCAAAAAGATTACGATGAAATTAATTCGTTAATATCTAAAGGATACAAACCAACTTCAAATTGGTATGAGAAGATGGTTAAAAAACTCAAATATGACAAACGTAAAGTTAATCAGGAGTTGGAATGTGCATTTTTGGGTTCAGGTGATAACGTATTTGATGGTAGAATAACTGAAGATATTAGAACAAATATGGTCCGAGAACCACAAGGAAAGATGGTTAGTGGAGGACTATGGATATGGAAAGACCCTATTGAGGGACACAGATATATTATGGGAGTTGACGTTAGTCGTGGGGATAGTGAGGACTATTCCACATTCCAAATTATTGATTTTGAAACAAGAGAACAGGTTGCTGAATATATTGGAAAACTTCCACCCGATACTTTGGCTGAACTTTGCTATAAGTGGGGATTAATGTATTCGGCATTTATTGTTATTGATATCACCGGTGGTATGGGAGTAACTACCTCAAGAAAACTACAGGAACTTGGATATAAGAGTTTATATGTTGATGGGTTAGATGCGACAAATAGATGGAAGTATGACCCAAAATCAATGGAAAAAATACCGGGAATTAACTTCAACTCCAAACGAGTTCAAATTATTGCGGCATACGAAGAATATTTAAGACACGGGTTTAAAGTATATTCTTCAAGGTTGTTAAATGAAATGAACACATTTGTATACGTTAATGGAAGACCTGACCACCAAAAAGGACAACACGATGACTTGATTATGTCAATTGCAATGGCTTGTTATGTTGGTGAAAACTCATTCTCATCATTAACAAAAGTTACAGAACAAGCTAAGACAATGTTAGATTCTTGGGCAATTGCTGAAAATGACAATGTTTCAAAATCAGTAAGTCAAAACACTTATGTTCCATCATATGTTGTTGGTGGACAAAATCATCCTATGGAACATACAAGAGAAGACTATGCTAAATATGGATGGTTGTTTGGAAGTAGAAGATGATGTATTTATAAAAGAAAGAAAGTGATTAAATTTTAATATGGAAAATAATCAAAATCAAAAACTAACAGTTTGGCAAAGGTTATCACAGACCTTTGGTCCTAATTCATTATTGGGACAAGATTACCCAACTTATAAGTTTGATAAGACAGAATTGTTGAAAACCACCTCAAAAGGTGAGTATGATTTAAATAAATTACAGGCTCAACAAACTTTTTATCTTGCCAATCAATGGCAGAAAATTGAGAACAACCTTTACACACAAGGTGTTTATTTTGAACCTACGAGATTGGCATCGTATTATGACTACGAGTCAATGGAGTATACTCCTGAAATATCAACAGCGTTGGATATATATGCTGAGGAATCTACGACACCTGACCAAAATGGACATACCCTACAAATTTATTCTGAGTCAAAAAGAATAAAAGGTGTATTAGCCGATTTGTTTAATAACGCAATGGATATTAATACAAACTTACAAATGTGGATTAGAAACGTTTGTAAGTATGGTGATAATTTTGTTTATCTACGATTAGACCCTGAAAAGGGAGTTGTTGGATGTTCACAATTACCAAATATTGAAATTGAAAGGGTTGAACGAGGAATGAAAGGAAAATCTAATTTGGAAAATGCCGATGTTGAAACAAAAGGATTAAGATTTGCGTGGAAGAATAAGGAAATGGAATTCAATACTTGGGAAATTGCTCACTTCAGATTGTTAGGTGATGATAGAAAACTTCCATACGGAACATCTATGTTAGAAAAGGCTCGTCGTATTTGGAAACAGTTATTGTTGTCAGAAGATGCAATGATGATTTATAGAACATCAAGAGCACCTGAAAGAAGAGTATTCAAAGTGTTTGTTGGTAATATGGATGATAAAGATATTGAACCATATGTACAAAGAGTTGCCAACAAATTCAAACGTTCTCAAACTGTTGATAATAAGACAGGTAATGTGGATATGAGATTTAATCAAATGGCGGTTGACCAAGATTACTTCATACCTGTTAGGGACCCGGCAGCACCAAACCCAATTGATACTTTACCTGGAGCTACAAACTTATCTGAAATTGCCGATATTGAATATATCCAAAAGAAATTGTTAACAGCTCTTCGTGTCCCTAAAGCGTTTTTAGGATTTGAAGAAGTGGTTGGTGATGGTAAAAACTTATCTTTATTGGATATTCGTTTTGCAAGAACAATTAATAGAATTCAAAAATGTGTATTAGCAGAATTAAATAAGATTGCAATTATCCACTTATTTTTATTAGGTTTTGAAGATGAATTAAGTAATTTTACATTAACATTAACTAACCCATCAACACAGGCTGACCTTCTTAAAATTGATATTTGGAAAGAAAAAATCACATTGTATAAGGATGCGGTTACCGCAATTGAAGGTATAGCTCCAACATCGGTATCTTGGGCTAAAAAGAATATCCTTGGATTTTCTGATGAAGAAATTAAACTTGATATTCAACAACAACGTGTTGAGAAAGCAGTGGCAGGTGAATTAGCTGCAACTGCAGAGGTGATTAAGCATACAGGTTTGTTTGACAATATTGACAAACTATATGGTAGTACTTCAGGTACGACCGCAGCACCACCTGAAGGAGCATCACCGGAAGGACTTGGAGGAGCTCCTGAAGCAGGTCCTGAAGCTGGGGGAACACCACCCCCACCAGGAGGAGAACCTGAACTTGCGGGATTAACACCTGAAGGTAAAAAAGAAAGAGGACTTAATATTTTATTAGAAAATGATGATGATTTTTTTGATTTTGATAGAAGTTCAGATTCTCTTTTAGAAATTGAAAAAAAGTTAAGTAAACTTCTAAATGATTAATATTTATTATATAGTATGAAAATAGGTATCTTAAAATCAAAAGTTGAAAAGTTTTTAGTTGAGTCAATGTCAAATAATACTTTTAAATCTGAAATTAAAACTTTCAAAAGTTTAGTTTTGGAAGATAAGGACATTGCTAAAGCTTTCTATATCTATGATGTATTAGATAGAAAAAAAGGGATGTCTAAAGATGATGCAAATTCATTGATTGATGAATGTATCAGACAATTTGAAAAATTAAATTTGAATGATAAGAAATTATCAAAACTTAATTCTTGGGTTGGAAAAACAAAGATATCTGAAAATTCATACAAACAAATTGATAATGTTTTAGATACTGACAATATCTTATTTGAAACTATTTTAGAATCAAAGAAGAATTTAATTAAATCAATAACTTCCACAGAAAAAGTAAAAGACACTGCAAATCTACCTCTTGATAAAGTTTATGAGGTTGCCGAGAATACTACTAAAAATTTCCTAATGGAACTTTCTGAACAGGAGTTGAAAACTTTAAACAAATATCTTACTTTATCCGAGGGAGAAATCAAAAACAAATATTCAGTTATCTCTGAAATGACTATTGAAAAATTAGAAGAACTAAAAGATAATAGTGATTCTGATACAAAGACAAAAATTGATGAGACAATTGAAAGAATTAAAACCGATTCCCCAAACCAACTCAATCTCGTTAGATTAAAGAAATTATTTAATACTCTTTAATTTTTGGTTTTATAACTTTTTTACCTTATATTTTTAACATAAAATAAACTTCGGTTATTATGTTAATTAATGAAAAAAGGTAAGAGTGTAAAACTCACAGGATTTAAATCGTTCAAAGTGAGTTATGGGACGGTAGATTACAAAAATTTAAAATCAATTTATTTAAACATTCAAAGTTGGGTTGAACCCAAAGATTTTTTTGAAAATGCGGAAAGGGTAATTAATTACCTAATTAAAAAAATTAAATTAACCATTTCAGATATTATTTCCCCTGAATTATTTGAACTTAAATTTATATGTGATATGGATTTAAGGTCAAGTGGAATCTCAATGGGAAAAAAATCATTTATGAATTTGGAATGTTTTTTCTACACAAAATCAAACTTTGATTTCAAATCAAATTATGTTAAATCTGAAATGAAAAAAATTGCAAACGCAATCATTTCAGAGAACTTTATAAACAACAAATATTTCTTTTTTGACATATCAAAGAAAACATCCGATAAAGTTATGGTTTAGTTGTATATTTATTTATAAATAAAAAGTTTATGAACTATTCTATTATACAACCCGGCCAAGTGGGTAGAGGGATTTTGATTGAGTATGATGCGGGATACATTAACCCAAAAGAACACGGGAATGCGGATATTATTCGTGAGTCAAAAAGTTTTTTAGACCACTCAAAACCATTTGAATTCTATGCGGTATTACAAAAATATAATACCCCAAATAGAAACGGAAGAATTTATCCTGAAAAGATATTAAAAAGAGAGGCCGAGAATTATAAAAAAATGATTCAAAAAGGTGTTTCATTATCTGAATTAAATCACCCTGAATCATCTTTAATTGACTTAGATAGAGTTGCACACATCATTACTGACATTTGGTGGGATGGTAAAATCCTAATGGGTAAATTAAGGT